AATAAGGCGAGGTTCGGCACTATCGGCTACAATAAGGTCGTCAGGGCGGTCAATGAGGTTGCTATTGAGTTGATATAGTCCATCAGAGGATAACTGCTTGTTGTTATAGTACTTTTCGTCTATGTATATAATCTTTCTTCTCTTATCTACCGCTACCTTGATGAGTGTATCAGGGTCAATACTGAAGCCGTAATCTTGTCCGTAACCATAAGGAAGTGAGGTATCAAACTCTCCTTCTTCCCAATCGGTAAATATTACCCCTTCGGATACATCTGCCCAGCGTCCTATGATTTTTTGTGCGTATTTGGTTTTGTTGAACAATGATTGACTGAATTTGCCTTGCTCATCGGTGGCTTGTGCGAGGCTTTGGGCTTTTATCTCCTCAATCTGCTTAAAAAACTGCTCGTTGAGGTTTTCTGCATTATCAAAGTAGGTAGTATGAATATGCAATACATCGGGGTGGGTGGATAGTTGCACTTCTACGCCGTCAATATTGACTATTTTGTGCGTTTTTTCAATGTACTTTTTATAAATGAAATGCTCGGCATTGGAGGGGTTTAGAATGAGGATTACACGTAATTGTTTGCCTTTCTGACGGATTGAGAGTATTAGTTTTTCGTAATCTTCCTCTGATAGCCATTCTTCCATTTCATCGCCTACGAAGGTGGTAATACCGTGTAATGATTTTAGGTTAGCCGTTTGATTTCCTGATGAGGTTTTGATACCTTTGAAAAGTATTTCAGAGCCTGAAAAGGTGTTTTTGATGGTTGTTTTGGTGATACTGAAATACGCCCCAGTGCCTTCTGCTTCTATCTTTTCTTCAAACTCTGGAATGATAGAACTATGAGCGGATACCATTGTGTAACGGCTAAATAGTATCTTATGCCCAGCTTCAAAAGATAAGCGTTCAAGGAAGGTGGAGGCGTTGTACGACTTGCCGCTGCCTCGACCTCCTGAAAGGATAGTGATGAACTTATCTTTATTCAGGTATAAGGGGTTATATACGGGTTGCGTTTTAATCATTACTTTTACTATTGCTTTTGAGCCATTGGGCGATGTCGATGCTGCCTGATAATTCTACTTGATTTACGTTGATATAATCCCCTTCCATTTTGGATATTTCGGATTGCAATTCTCGAATAGCGCGATTATAAGCGGTTATTTCTGAGGGCGTGAGGGTTCGTTCGTATCGTTGTATTTTACCATCGTGATTTCGTACTTCTTGTGGGTGAGTTCCTTTTTCTAACCGCTCTAATATATTATCTATTTGTTTTTGCAAAATAGTAATGCGGTCTATTTTGGTTTTTAAGCCTTTTTTTACTGCTTCTTTTTCGATACTGAGGGATTGTTCGAGTTTGACTTGTTGGGCTTGTTTTTGGTATTCTTGGTGTTGTTTTTGGGCTTGTTTCCAATCTTTATCAAAGGTGGTCTGTCCTTTACCCCACATCACCTCATATTTACCCCACATATCCGAATAAGACAAACTCGGCTCGCTTTTCAGAGAGTCGAGTATCCAAGTTTGTCTATTTTTCGGATTGTTTGTCATTTGTTAGTTTGTTTCAGTTTCTTCGTCGTCCCATTCGTATTCTTCCTCATTGTTGTACTCTTCGATTTCTAATTCGTTTTTGTATTCAATACCTGCATAGAATTGTTCCCATTCTTCTGGTGTTCTTGTGTGGGAAATGAAAAAACCTTGTTCTTGTTCTTTATCTTCTTCTTGTATCATTTTAAGTCCTGATACTACCATTTTTGAGAATTGAGTAAGAGAATACTGTTTTTCATTCTTACTGTTAAAGCTCTCAAGGGCTTTTTCCAAGATGTCTTTTCTTAATTTCATTATATTATTGTTTTATTTTATGTGCAAATATAAGTATTTTATAGCTTATACTTTTTAGTTATAGATAATAGTTTTGACGAATATTTATCTTTTTTACCTAATATAGCTTTACTCATACCTTCAGCATAGAATTCGTTTACATTGGTAGAAGCATATTGTCCTAAAGAGTTAGATTTGCTTCTTTTGTATTCTCGGTATAGTTTAGATATTTCTTTTCCTGCTTGTTTATGCTTTGTGCCACTATGGTGATTTGTCCAAGTAGTGTGTGCTAATTCGTGTATAGTTGTGTGTTGAATAGCTTTATTGGTATGGACCTTTTCTCCTCTTCTATATTCTTCTTTATCAGCTTTTATCAATTTTTTACTATTACTAAACGCTTTTCTGTCTAAATATACTGTTCCGCTATTAGTAGAAGGAGATATTATAGCTATACCATAAGCGTTTTTAAGGTCGGCTATTTTTACTTCACGTGTGTTTAAGCCTATTCGTGAATGGTATTTTGATATAGCTCTTTTTACTTCGCGGTTAGATACTTTGTCTGTAATATCTCTAATACTTCCAATATTTTTAACACTTGACGGAGTACTACCATCTCCTTTTACTTTTATTATGTCGTTTCGACTGCTATTTCTTATGCCTCCTGATGATTTTCCCATAATTCTATAAATCTAAAGTGGTTTGACTAATACAAGTTAAGTTTTTCTTATAACAAAATTCTTTCACTTTTTGACCGCCTCCGTATACTACTAAGTTAGGGGTGTCGGTTTGTGATATTTGTTGTGCTATCTTGAGTTCTTTTTCAATGTTGTTAAGTCGTGATTCGTACCCTCTCGTAAAGAAAGCGTTATATCCTTCAGGAACTCCCATTTGATTGTAAGAGGAAAATTTGTCAGTTACATTCAAATCAACAAATACATTTATATTGTAGTCTTGCAAGAAACGGGCTATCCAGCGTTTTTTGTAGATTTGGAATATCCCATAACTGATAGGGGTGGTTTCGTACAAACTACAATTTGGCTCGACAATATTCTTACAAGCTGACTCTATGATTGCAGATGGATTGTCCCAGATAGCCTCAAAACGATAATCATCAACGTAAAAGTGATAAGTTCCTACCCCCTGTTTGCTTCTTTTTTCTGAGCCGTAAGGACGCAAAGGTAAATCTACATAAATGGGAGACTCGTGTGGTAATAGAGTAGGAATGTCATAAGGGTTATTAGATGGGAATAGACAATCAGGAATCCAAATCTTTTTATCTTCTTTAACATTCATTATGTTTGGGTCTGTTTCCTGAATAGTATCTACATTTATGCTTTCTAGGTTAACTGTAATATCTTCTACTTCTAACCATTCTGAAAGTACATTTTTGTCGAAGGGGTTGTGTTTTTGGTTATATACCTCAAGGAGTATTTCTACCGCTTCTTTGCGGTCTTTGGCTAATATTTCAAAGGCTTTTAGTCGTGTAGGTACTTTTACTCCTTCATTAAGTAGTTCGTAAAGTACTTGTTTACGTGTATGCCCATCAATGCAATAATATTTGCCATTATCATTCCAAACAGCGAATGGCAAGGCAAAACCATACTTAATGAGGCTTTCCTTTAGATAGGTTAAATTGATAGGTGATTTTACGTTGTTAGGTTGTAAATCAAGAAGTTCTTTTTGCCAATCAATATCAATAATATTTCCTATTTTATTTTTCACAGCGAACCTTATACATATAGGGCAAAGATACAAAGGCTGCTGCTATATTACTTATTATTGATTTGACATTTTTTTGACATTTTTTGCGTGGTGCAAATATAGTGATTTTATGCGACACTCACAAGGTTAAACTTCTTAAAACAGCGATATTCGTGGCATTCGGTATCAAAGTATACTTGTACTGTGTTATTGCTTTTGCGGTTATGCTGGGTAGGAGGTAGCAAATCGGGGCGTAATGTACCCCACGCTTCACGGGTTGAGCCGTCTACTTTCTGAAAGTAAAAGCGCACTATCTGGGTGCTCATTTTGCTTTTTAGTTTGATATTTGCCCACGCTTTTTTGAGGCATTCGCTGAATGATAACCCTGTTTGGCGTGCAAACTGCCAAGCAAGGGTAAAAACGTTCTTTTTGTCGGTATTTTTCATTTTGATATAGGTATTAAGTTTATTAATTATTTTTTAGTGTGTAGTGTAATACGGTTGCTTTGTGTATGGTTTTAGCATTGTTGTAGGTAGATGATTTGCTTTCTTTGATAATATCAAAAGTGTGTTTGTCAGTTACACTGGTGATATATGTTTTTGCAGCTTTATCAAAGTAGGTACTGATAATATAGCGGTCGTTTATGGTGTCGTGTAGTGCTTTCATTTGCTTTTGAGGTTTAAAAGGTTAAATATAGATTTTTCTAACAAGCTCTTTACCATAGGCATTCACATATGAAGAACCAGCACTTTTTGACCAGTATTCATAATGAGAACGATTTTCTTCAAGTTCAGCTTGTGCAAGGGCTTCAGTTTTGAAGGTTTTGCTCAGCTTGTTGTAGCCGCTGATAATAGCGTAACCGCCTCTTACTTTGGCTACTTTTAGAGTTATATCAAAGTTGATTTCTGATAGTGTTTTAATGGTTGTCATAGTGTTATGTATTTAAAAGGTTATTACTAATATATTGAGCCTTTTTGCGCCTTGCTCAGGGCGTTGTGGTTAGTTGTTTATAACGTGCGCAAATGTATTTTTCTTCAAGTTTTTCAAGTGCTTTTGGTGTTACAAAGTAGACGCCTTCAGTATATTTTGATTTTTTTATACCACGCCCTTTGAGTTCTAACTGGGTACGTACTTCATAATTGTTATAACACCATTCAAAAAATATTTGAGGTTCTTGTTGTTTGTTTAATGCTTTCATACTATTAATGTGTTTAATGTTATTACTTGTTCTTATTGTTTGACAGTGCAAAGATATAACTATTTTTACATATATACAAATTTTTATATACTTTTTTTTATATGTTTTGTGATTTATTTTGTAAGTAATTGATAGTAAGCACTTATGCAAATAATACTTTTTTAATTATTTTGCTATATCAATTATTTTATATACTTTTGCAGCATTAATGTAATT